CGCCTCCGCCACCGCCTCCGCCAACGGTGTAACTCCATACAGTTACGCCATTACCGCCATTACCACCGCTTGCATTACCAGTACCTCCAGCATTACCAGCACCTCCACCGCCACCCTGACCACCTACTCCACCTCCACCGCCAGCAGTACCTTGTCCAGCAGTACCAGAACCCCCATTACCTCCACCACCGCCAGAACCGCCATTACCGCCAGCAGCGTTGTAAGGATTGCCACCCGCACCACCACCTATTGCCGTTGTAAAATTAGTTAAAGAACTATTTGAGCCTTGCGAGTCGTATGACCCACCAGTACCTACCGTTACAACGTAATTTCCAGTATTTAGTGTTGCGTTTCCAGTGACAACACCACCTGCACCACCACCTCCACCTGGAACACGAGCAGTAATTCCCTTATTGTTAGCAACTGCAAAACCTTGAGCACCACCACCGCCACCAGCAACAATAAGGTAACCACCGTTGTTTGATGAGCCAGTAACTGTAAAGTTACCAGAAGTGTTAAAGACGTGGTAGGTGTAGGTACCGTCGTTGTTTACAGCATTGGCGTTAGAGCTTACGCTAAAGAATACCGAAGTAACTCCGTTAGAGGCAGCAGAGGCTGCCGAAGTTCCATTAGCATTAGTCGCTGTCACTGTATAGGTATATGTACCTGCTACAGTTTCGTTGACAGTAATCGGTGAAGATGCTCCAGTAGCAGTTACTCCTGAAGATGAAGTTACTGTGTAGCCAGTAATTGCAGAACCACCAGTTGCTCCAGCGGTAAATGGCACTGATACAACTCCACCAGTTCCACCAGAAGCAGTTCCAATAGTAGGTGCCTGTGGAACTGTTGTAGCAGTGATTGAGTTAGATGCGGCAGAGGCAGAAGATGTACCTTCAGCGTCTGTTGCAGTAACCGCAAATGTGTAAGAAGTAGCGCTTTGTAGACCCGCTACTGTAATAGGGCTTGAAGAAGCTGACCCAGTTAATGAGCCAGGATTAGAGGTAGCAGTAAAGCTACTGGCTATACCACCAGATGTTGCGGGAGTAAACGTGACTGTAGCCGCGCCATTGTTGTAAGCGCGAGATGTGCCTACGTTAGTAGCTGTACCAATGGTAGGTGGCTGTGGGGTGAAGTACTTATCTCCACCCGAAGCCGTTGTTCCAAAGATAATTGGCATTAGACGATATCTCCTACTACTTGCCAGACATCTGTAGCAACCTTGATACAGGTGGCTGATGAGTTTTGCGCTCTTAACTTAGGTGTTGCTGAGGTAGCACCAGTTGAGTTAATTGTTGTTGTACCTGATGTCACAGCAGCAATTGTAACCTGTCCTGCGCCAGTTTGGATAATCGTGATTGAAGATCCGATTGGGTAGGCTACTGATGCGTTAGTTGGGATAGAGACTGTAAAGGCTGAGCCAGAGCTTGCAGTAATAATTGCCGCAGCATCCGCTAGAACAGTTGTGTAAGCACCAGTTTGAGCATTGATGTTGTAGGAAATTGAAGGCGCTACAATTACTGAGTTGTAGGTGTTTGGTGATTGTAGGCTTAAACCTGATAGGTTTGTTGTCCACTTAACGCCTGTTGTTTGTGTTGAGTCGGCTGTGAGGATAGTGTTATTAGCACCAACTGGGAGAGTAGCAAAGGTTCCTGAGCCAGTTCCCGCAATTGTGTCACCCTTAGCAGTGAAGTTCGCAGAGGAGAGACCAACTACGCCAGTTACTGAGGTATCAAGCCAGAGAATGCCCTGGTTTGCTGGAGCAGTGTTTCCAACAGCAAGACCCTGTACACCAATCTGACCTTGAAGACCTTGTAGTCCCTGTAGGCCTTGAACGCCTTGAGTACCTTGTACGCCCTGTAGACCTTGAGTACCTTGCGCACCAAGACCGAGAGTGATGTACTCAACCGCAAGAATGTCACCAGCTACTGCCCCAGAAGCGAGAACAATTGAGGTTCCATTGGTAGCTGTGTAGTCAGCATTAGCTAGGCGAACACCATTTAGGTATACGGCAATGTAACCTGGTGTATAAGTAGTGTTAAAGGTTGTCTGACCAGATGTAGCGGTGAACTGTGTAACAGAGTAAACAGGTGCGTTTGTTACGCCACCCTGGATACCCTGTGTACCTTGGGTACCTTGGATTGACTGACCCTGTAGACCCTGGATACCTTGAGTACCTTGTGTACCAGTTAGACCCTGGGTACCAGTTGTACCTTGAACTCCCTGTAGGCCTTGTAGACCTTGAGTTCCCTGCGTACCCTGTGTACCGGTAGTTCCTTGGTTACCTTGGGTTCCCTGTACTCCTTGAGTTCCTTGAACTCCCTGAGTGCCCTGAACTCCTTGTGTACCTTGGGTACCTTGAGTTCCCTGAGGTCCTTGTAGACCCTGAATACCTTGGATTCCCTGGGTGCCTTGGGTTCCCTGTGAACCAGTTGTGCCCTGAACACCTGCAGTAGAGATTGTCCACTGTGAGAATGTTCCAGAGCCACCAGTGCTTGTTGCATTGATAGTAATGCTTGTATCTGTTGTGATAGATGTGATCTGACCAGATACATAGTTAGCAGGAGTTACTGTGTAGGCAACTGTTACAAACTGACCGAGCGCAAATGCGCCAGAGTTTGCTACGGCAAAGGTTAGTGAACCAGTACCAATTGTGTTAGAGGTAGTTGAGGTTACGCCAGTGTAAGAGCGTCCCTGAATACCCTGAAGTCCCTGGATACCCTGCGTTCCCTGTGTTCCCTGAGTACCTTGTACACCCTGAGTTCCCTGAGTTCCTTGGATACCAGTGGTTCCCTGTACGCCTTGCGTACCCTGAGTTCCCTGTGGTCCCTGTACACCCTGTAGTCCCTGAACGCCCTGAGTTCCCTGAACACCTTGGGTTCCTTGAGGACCTTGAATTCCCTGAGTTCCTTGAACTCCCTGGATACCCTGGGTTCCCTGTGTGCCCTGTAGACCCTGTGTTCCCTGAACACCCTGAGTACCCTGAGCACCAGTTGTACCCTGGTTACCAACGGCAGAGGTCTGAGAGAAGAGAATATTATCGATACCGATTTTAATGGTGCCGTTTGTATTAGATCCGAGCTGGTACTGAATCCATGAGGTACCAACGTTAGTTGAACCTGCAACTGTGTATACGTAGTCGCCAGGCTCTACCTGATCTGCAAGGTGGTTGTCATAGTCAGTTGCGCGAGTAAGTTTCCAAGTAGTAGATGCGCTACCTGCGCTTGTAATTGTATAGATACCGTTTTGAGTTGAAACTGCTTGGTTCTTAACAAGTACGCGAGTATTTGCTGGTAGTGGTCCAGAGTATGTGTAACCGTCAACTACCAAATAACCGTTAGTTGTTGCTTGAAGGTAAGCGCCTACACCAAGACCGTTAGAGGCATCTGCTGTTCCTGCAGTGTATGAAGGTGAACCAGCAAGTGCGGTTGTTGTTGTAGTGTAAACAGCTGCGTGTGCGTTCTGTGAGCCAGCAGCACCTTGCAAACCTTGGAGACCTTGTAGGCCTTGAATTCCTTGGATACCTTGAGTGCCTTGTACACCTTGAGTTCCCTGAACTCCTTGTGTGCCTTGTGTTCCCTGAATACCGGTTGTGCCTTGAACACCCTGAGTTCCTTGAACTCCTTGTGTTCCCTGCGTACCTTGAATACCAGTTGTGCCCTGCACACCCTGTGTTCCTTGAACACCTTGAGTGCCTTGAGTTCCTTGTATACCAGTTGTTCCTTGTACACCTTGTGTACCTTGAACTCCTTGAAGTCCTTGAATTCCTTGTGTACCTTGTGAACCAGTTTGACCAATAGTTCCTTGGATACCTTGCGTTCCTTGAACGCCTTGAATTCCTTGAGTACCCTGATTACCTTGGATACCTTGAATGCCTTGTGTTCCTTGAACACCCTGCGTACCCTGTACGCCCTGTGTGCCCTGCACACCTTGAGTACCTTGAATGCCTTGCGTACCCTGAACACCTTGTGTTCCTTGTGTACCCTGTGGTCCCTGAATTCCTTGAATACCCTGTGTACCTTGTACACCCTGAGTACCTTGTGTTCCCTGTAAGCCTTGTGTTCCCTGAACACCTTGGATACCTTGTGTGCCCTGTGTACCTTGTGAGCCAGTTGTACCTTGAACGCCCTGCGTTCCCTGAATACCCTGCGTACCTTGTACGCCTTGGGTGCCTTGAATACCTGTTGTACCTTGAGCGCCCTGCGCACCAACAATAGCCGCAATCCACTGACCGGATCCGGTGTCATAGTATTTTAATTGGGACATGGCTCTCCTAGGTTGGCTACAGCATTAATGGTAAGTCTTAAATCTATTTTTGTGGTGCTAAATTCCAATGCCATTAGCCCATCACAACAACTCTGTAGTTATTAGTTGTCGGTGGGGAAGCAAAGGTCAAAGTTGCAGTATTTACTGTGGAATAGACCAAAGATGAGGGGATAACTACCGCATAAGTGGTCTGGTTATAGACGGTAACTTCAATATCTCTAGTACCAAGGTTGTGGGTAATGGTGTACGTGGTGTTGGTTCCGTCACCAATTAAGAAGGTGAGCTTCTGCGTGCCAACAATGCCGCCAACAGAAGTGTCTAACCACAAGACGCCAGTATTAGCTGGGGCTGTAGTTCCAGAGATAATTCCCTGACTTCCGGTAGTTCCTTGTGTACCTTGTAGCTGGGCATAACCAAATCCTTGTATACCTTGTACACCTTGTGAGCCAGTTGTACCTTGCGCACCTGCACCAGTTGCACCTTGGAAACCGGTAAACCCTTGAATACCGCTAAAGCCTTGAAGACCAATAAGTCCTTGTAAACCTTGAGCGCCAGTTGTACCTTGTAAACCAGTAAAGCCTTGTAGACCATTAAAACCTTGTAGACCAATAAGGCCTTGTAATCCTTGAATACCTTGGGCTCCGGTATTTCCTTGAGTACCAATGGCGCCTTGTACACCTTGAACACCTTGTAGACCTTGAGCTCCGGTTGTACCTTGATTACCGTAATGTCCTTGAACACCCTGTGTACCCTGCGACCCTTGTACGCCTTGTGTTCCCTGTAAACCTTGTAGGCCTTGCGCGCCAGTGTAACCCTGTGTACCAACAGACCCTTGTGTACCAGTTGTTCCTTGATTACCGTAGTAGCCTTGTACACCTTGTATACCTTGCGCGCCAGTTGTTCCTTGCGTTCCAGTTGAACCCTGTATACCAGTTGTTCCTTGTGTACCAGTGTAACCCTGGATACCTTGAACACCTTGACCAGCAAATTGACCAGCTAGACCTTGAATACCTTGTGTGCCCTGATGACCGTCCGCGCCAATATAACCAGCAGAACCTTGAATACCAAGATGTCCTTGTGTACCTGTAAAACCTTGAACACCTGTTTGTCCAACGTGTCCTTGTATTCCGTAAGCACCTTGAATACCTTGTGTGCCTTGTATACCGGTTGCGCCTTGTGTGCCAGTTCCCTGTGAACCTCCGCCACCAGAACCAGCTGGTCCTTGAATACCCTGGATACCTTGAACACCTTGACCTGGGTTTTGTGGGACGACTGTAATAGCTACAGGAGGTTGTGGCACCACTATAATTGGGCAAGTGCACGGCCAGTTGCCGCAGGTATTACAAGTGTTCACCTACTACCAACTTCCGTAGGTGCCAACATCAAGGCTTACAGCCTGAGTCGTAAATACTTGTCCTTTGACGTAAGTTGTAACTTGAGTATCGTCTGTCTTTAATGTGGCTGTTAGATCCCAGAAAGCGCGAGTAGGTAAATACTCTGTGTCTGTAGGCTGCAAAGTAAGAACCACTTTGCTAAGCGTTGACGAATGAGAAGTTACTGTTATACCAAAGTTAGCGTACAAAGATGGTGAATTTGGATAGGTTCTGATCTGAGCAGCCCACGCGTATAGTGAGGCATCAAATGGGAAATCAAACTCAACAGAGAAGTTATTTCCTTGGTAGAGGATAATGTCGTAGTTCTGTGCGTTAGTAGGCATAGGGCTGCGACCAGTAAGATTGTTATTGATGTAAACGCGCTCAGGCTTACGAGCGTCATCCACTTCTTGTCCAATGTAAATTGGGACATACTTGTTAGTGGTACGCGAGGTACGGATAAGCGTACCCATCTCGATCTTCCATAGACCTACATTGAGCTGAGCGCAAAGGGTCTTGTACTGTTCCCAGCGCTGCTGAATGATAGAAGATAGTTGCTGATAACGCTGCGCTCTTGGGATCATAACCCCGTCTGGGGCGGTGATATTGATATCAAAGGCAGCGTCTGTGGCAAGAGCCCAAAGCGCCTCAATGGTTGCCAAAATAGCAATAGGGTAAGTTTCAACTGGCGGGATGCTTGCCAGGGTAACCTGGGTGCCATAAGAGTCAACTCGGTTATATGTGTGCTCTGTAACAGCGTCATTAATAAAAACGCAGAGCTCTGAATCTAGGAAATAACGGTCTTGAACGCCCTGAACCAAGATAGTTGCGTTTGCGGCAGGGGCGTTGGCGAAGGTAATAATGCCTGTGTCCTGCTCAACTGTATAGCCGTAGGGGTAGCCGATAGGGTTACCGTTCTCAGTAACCGTAAGATTGACAATCTCAATAGGCTTAATGCCTGTAGGAAAGATAGTAGTTGTGCCATCACCAGTAGCAGTAAACGTAAAGTTCTTCTGAAGGTCTCCAAGGTCTAACCGAACCCTAGAGAGTATGTCAGATAGTAAAGCCACAGAAACTCCCTACACTACGTTAGATCCAATGATGTCGTACTACGGCTAAAAAATCTCTGCATACGAAAAGAGCGCCCCTATAAGAGGCGCCCACTTCGCTAAGTATGTCTTAGATAACGCCGGCCAGATAACCTTTTTCCTTAAGGTGCTGTGCTACTTGCTTTGTAACCTTGTACTTAACTCCAGCCTTAAAGCTGTAGTTATTACCCTTACCTAGAGTCATGTTCTCGAGGTCTTGAACAACACGAATCTCAACAGATGAATCGTCTGTGCTTCCAAGAGTCACAGGGTCATCAACAATAACGGTTTGACGGGAAGGCTGTGTAGCATCAATAACTTCGGTCTCTAGTTTAACCTGGGCTTGAGCTGTTGCCATAGACATTTCAGCTGCACGGTCGTTCATATCAGCGGCTGCTTGTTCTGCAAGCTGCTCACGTACACGGCCGGTTACATCAGTGGGCTTTGATTTAGCCATTGCATTCTCCTAATTAGTATCTCGATGAAAATGACGGGGGGCCGTTAAGCCCCCCGCTTTAAGCTATTTAGTTGTAATTAGTCTTATCACAGACCGGTTAGTTTGTTTCGATAATTACTACGCTCTGATCAGTAATCAATCCCAAACCGAAGATTGAGTACCAAGCAAGTGCGTGCTCACGACCGAAGTCAAGAATACCGCCATCGCGAAGTTCGACTGGGAGTGAGATAGCGTGACCGAATGCGTTATCACCGATCATGATAGCTGCATAACGATCTGATCCACCGTTACCTGTGAGGGTAGCAGGGGTTGTGTAGCCTCCGCCAGGTGTGACAACTGGGTTAGCAACAGCTGTATCAGTTGTGTATGAAGAACCTGCGCCACCAACGACCTTGAGGACCTGGGTGGTTTCGATGAATACTACGTCGTAGAGACGACCGATTTCACCGAGCATGAAGTTACCTGGAGCTGCGTACTTTGTGACCTCGATGAATTCAGGGTTGTCACGAAGGGTACGGCTCTGGTGTGGGTGAACGAAGCAGACATAAGTCTCGCCCAACCGTGGGATGTTCTTTGTTGCCAAGGTCTCAACTGTGTCCTTGATAACGTGTGGTGTGAGGTAAGCAGCACCTGTCATTGCTGCGCGATTTGCAGCAAAGGTTCCGTAACCGTACCAGTTGTTAACAGCTGATGAGACTGCTGAGCGATCTTCGCCGTAAAGGACTGAAGATGCTGCATAGAGTGTGTCGCGTGAGAGCTGATCTAGGTAGATAGCCATGTTACGACCGAGAAGACGTGAGGCTGATGCCATTACGTCATCAAATGAAGCATTGAGCAAAAGCTCAGATACTGCAAGAGCATAACCATGCTCTGTTACAGTGATTGAGAACTGCTGTGCTGTGAGAGCGTTAGTCTGCATACGGACACCTTCAACAAGAGGTGAAGCGAATCCAAGGTTGTTGTAACGCATGAAATTGATCTGTAGACCAGGTGCAACACCGAGTTCAGTCTTCTTGACTGCAAACTGCTCGAAGCGAAGGATAGGCATAGCTTGGAACAAGATTTCCTTGGACCAGATAGTCTGAATCGCCTGAGTTAGCTGGGTGTTGGTACCTGAGTACGCTGTAGGTGCTGCGGCTAGATTGCCTGTACCTGTGATACCTGATGCCATTTGGCTTTAACTCCTTGATAGTAGTTTTTAATAGATTAAGTGTTAGCCCAATATTCCGCTGGTCTTACCAAGAGCACGGTTGCTCAAGATCTGAGTGCGGACTTTTGCGTATTCATTCATCGGCATTGACGCAATATCTGCGGCAGTGAACTGACGTGGTTCCGAATTAGTTTCCAAGGGTCCAACGCCTGGCAAGGTTGCCCTCACGCCCGGCATATCTCTGCGCTGCTGCTGGATAGCAGACTGTGCAGATTCTAGAATACTGTTAGATCGCTCAACCAAACCTGTAATGCTCTCGTTGATCTCATCTGGGGTATTACCCTGAACGTAATCAATGAGCTGTGGGATGATATTTTCGCGGTTTTGTTCAACAGCTTGTTGACGGTAAGCCTGCAGTTCTGCAAACTTTCTTTCCTGCTCCAGAAGAGCGAAGGCCGCTTCGCGTTCTTGACGCTCACGTGCCAACTGCTCTCGCAGTTCATCGGCTGTAGCTTTTGCAAAGTCCTTGGCGTCCAAGTCATTTTCAAGCTTTGCCTTCTCTTCAGCTGCTTTGGCTTCCGCCTCTGCTGCTTTGCGAGCTGCTTTTTCTTCGCGCTCTTTCTTAAGGAGTGAAACTTCTTCCTTCAAT